CGGTGGAATCTCTTACCTCTGTACTCAACAGGGAGCATGATGTTCCTCATTCATTTTTGTTTACAGGTCCAGCAGGTACAGGGAAAACCACATGTGCCCATATTTTAAAAAATGAACTAAATTGTGCGAAGAGTGATTTCTATATATACAATACAGCCAATACACGTGGAATAGATACAATACGTGAGATTATTGATAACAGTCATTTCATGCCAATGGCTGGTGATGTAAAACTTATTGTACTTGAGGAATGTCATGGCTTAACAGGACCAGCCCAAGAAAGTTTATTGGTTATTTTGGAACAACCTCCGGAACATGTATACTTTGCTCTTTGTACCACAGAACCAGAGAAGCTCAAACCAACTATCAAAAGGAGATGCCACTCCTATGAGTTGAAGCTATTCTCCTTGCCACAAGTTAAGAAATTTCTCAAGGGTATTTTGGAAAAGGAAGAGGTAAAAAACTTTTCAGAAGAAGCCATAACAAAAATAGCAGATGTATGTAATGGCTCCCCAGGAAAAGCATTGAATCTATTGGATACTATTATCGATATTGGCGATAATGATCTGGCTTTAAAAACAATAGAAGATGCCACTGTATCTGAAGCTAATATTGCTGAGATTGCCCGCATACTCCTTTCCGGTAGAGGTCAATGGAAAGACATTGCCACTAAGATTAAAGGGCTTACAGGGGAAGCTGAGAGCTTGAGATACGCATTTCTGGGATACTTTCAGGCAGTGCTTTTAAATAAGGGTACTTCCGATATTGCAGAGGTCTTAATGATATTCTGTGATCCGGTTATGTACTCAGGCAAACCGGGACTGACTACTGAAATCTTTTTTGCATATAAAGCACTTTTAAAGTAAGAAAAACCCGCTTTTTCCTTAAAAATATGCTATAATAGAAGGTAAATAAACACGTAAAATTGAGAAAGGAGGTAAACCATGTCTGAGTACAATGATGATTTGAAAATTGATTTTGATAACCTGAATATTAACTGGCGAGATCAGCCCATAACTTATATGAAATGGAGTGAGAAATGGGCCAATGCAGTAGTTTTCAAAGATCGTAAAAAGGAAACTATTGATGTTCTGAAAGCTGATCTGGATGCGAAATACAGGCACCAACTTGAACGAACAATAGGTAAGAAGCCAACAGAAACTATGGTTTCCGCAGCTATCACAGCAGATAATGAATATAAACTGGCACAGCAGGATCTAATTGAAGCAACAAAGAACGTTAACTTATTAGCGGCAGCAAAAGCTGCGTTTGAACACCGTAAGAAAGCTTTGGAGGGGCTTACTCAATTATGGCTAGGGGGGTACTATTCTAATCCTAATATACCAGCAGAGATTAAGGAGCGTGTAAAAAAGGACAGTTCCGCTTACAGGAATGAACAAACAACAGCATTAAACAATAATAAAAGAATGCAAGAACGTAAAATTAAACCTATAAAGAAAAAAATTTAACATGAATATATTAGAAATAATATTACTGTCAATCGGAGCAATACTTGGAATCTATATCCTTTTCAGGGTGCTGACTATTGCTATTTTCAAAAGCTGGTTCGATGTAAAGAACCAAAATAATAAGGAGAAATAAATTATGGCAGGTTTCAGACAGAAGTACAAGAAGCAGAAACAAGATTTAATGCGTAGGCATGAGGAAAGTGTATCTGACAAAAGTGGTGGTGGTTTCAGTTCTTATGTTGAAATTTCAAAATTACCTAAAACTGTTAACTTCTGGAAATGTACAGAAGGTGGACATACCATTGATTTCATCCCATTCATTGCTGGCCCCAGTATGCCGAAGGTTAGTGGTGGAGGAGTTAAAGAGGGTGAATTTGCATGGTTGATCGATGTGTGGATACATAGGAATGTTGGTGTCCTTGATGCTCCTTATGTTTGCCCCACACGCACCAACGGATTGCCTTGTCCTATTTGTGAACATTTGAATCAGAATAGGGATTCTTATTCCAAAGAAGATTTCGGTGCAATGAAGGCAAAACGCAGGACTCTTTATCTCATTTGGTCACATGATAATTCGGACGAAGAGGCCAAAGGTATTCAACTATGGGATGTTGCTCATTGGTTTATGGAGAACAACCTTAAAGAGATCGCTGAAAGACCTAAAGGTGGTGGGACAGTACCCTATTTTGATCCTGATGTAGGTAAGAATGTATTGTTTACCAGAAGGGGTGCTGGCGCAGGCAACACACAATTTCTGGGTCATCGTTTTGATGATAGGGAAACACCTATTCCTGATAAAGTTCTTGATCAGTCTTTTGATCTTGATAGAGCGATCAAATATGCTACTTACGATGAGATTAACAAGGCTTTTTACGGAGCTACTGATGAAGATGGTGGTAGTGATACTGTTAAAGATACTCCTCCATTTGAACCTGAACCTGAACCGGAAGAACAAATGGAAGCTGTTGGCCCTGACGAATGTCCCATAGGTGGTGAGTTTGGGGTTGATCATGATCAATTGGAAGATTGTAATTCGGGTGATGGTTGTGTCAACTGGGATAATTGTTACGCTGCAAATCAGGAACAGGAGGAGCCTGAACCAGAGCCTGAACCAGAACCCCCAAAACGCAATCAGAAACTCCGTAGTAGCAGAAAAGCTACCACGGAAAAACCAAGACCCATTCGAAAACCAATCAAGCGTAAGTAGTTACTGAAATAGTTGACCACCTGTAAAAGGGTGGTCAACTACAACTCTCTAGGGTGTATAAAATGCCAAAAAAAATAATTAAAAAAGAATCCGTATCAGATCAGATCAGATCGAGAGCAAAATCTGATCCAGAGCCTGTAAAGGCAACAGCTAATAAAGGTGATTTTACTACTGTGGTCAGCACTGGTTCTACTCTTCTTGATCTTGCCATATCTGGTGGTAGAATTAGAGGTGGTGGAGTTCCAAGTGGTATTCTACTTGAGATATTTGGCCCTTCTGGAACTGGAAAAACTGCTGTATTAGCTGAGATGTGTACCGATGCAAAAATTAGAGGTGGGAATGTTAAGTTCTTAGACCCAGAGGCAAGACTGGATCAGGAATACATGCGGATTTATGGAATGGAACTTGAAAAAGAAAACTATCATATGCCCGATACTGTTAATGAAGTGTTTGACCATATTTTAAAATGGGAACCAGACACACCAAAAGCGAATGGGGTTAATATAATAGCTACTGATAGCCTTGCGGCATTAAGTTCTGATCTTGAATTAAGCGACAAAGGCGATAAGATGGGTATGAAGATTGCAAAAGATTTCAGTCAAGGATTACGGAAAACCTGTACCCTGATAAAGAAGAATAATTTTCTGATCGCCTGTTCGAATCAAATAAGGCAGGGCAGTTCCGGTGAAGTCACATCAGGTGGTAAAGGGATACCCTTCTACGCATCACTGCGAATTCGAATCGGACCACCAGCAAAGAATAAATACCTCAAAAGCGAAAAAACAATCAATGGGGTAAAGCATGAGAAGATCTATGGCATCCAATCACAATGCACCATCAAAAAAAGTTCCGTAGATGACCCGTTCAGGACAGCTAATGTTTACATTGTGTTTGGCCTCGGTATTGATGACATACGTGCTAACTTGGCTTATCTGAAACAGAATACAGCAGCAAAATCATACGTTGCGATTGATGAAGAATTTGGACGTATCGATGCAGCAATCAAACACATTGAAGATAACAACTTTGAGTTGGAATTAAGGGAACAGGTTATTGATTTATGGGGAGAGATTGAAGAAAAGTTTGAAATAAAACGAAAACCAAAAAGGAGGGGAATTTAATTATGGATGGAAAAGTTATATCTCTTAGTGTTGTGGGTACATTTTTCTTACTGTTCCTAATTACTGGAAGTATGTACGGTTGTCCAAAATATAATGTTTGGCAACAAGGGTTAGCAGGAGAAGCTCAACTTAATAAGGCAGAACAAACTAGAAAGATTCTTATAGAACAAGCTAAAGCAGAGAAAGAATCAGCCGTATATAGAGCCGAAGCTATTGGCATCTTAGGTAAAGCTGCAAAAGAATATCCTGAGTATAGATTACAGGAATTTCTTGGTGCATTTGCAGAAGCCTTACAAAGTGAAACCATTGATCAAATTATATATGTACCAACCGAAGCAAATATTCCTATTATGGAAGCTGCACGTTTTACCAATGTGCAAAATGAAAAATAGCTGTAAAGGAGAAGAATATGAAAGACCGCAGAATCAGATGTGAAGTGAGTAAAACGGTACAGGAACAACAGTATGAGCCTCTACAAATCACCCTAAGTCTTGAGGGTACTATCTCCGATAAAGCGGATATGGATAAGGAATATGAGGTCGCATTGGGGCATTTAGAAGAGATAGTAATTGAGCACATAAACAGAGGGTTGACCTAATAGGAGTCTGCCATCAAAACATTAATCATAGATTGCCATGCAATATGTCATGCGGCTAAACATTCAATAAAAGACTTATCCTTTGAAGAACAGAGTGTCGGCATTGTGTTTGGATTTATGAAACAAGTGCTGGCACTCAGCCAAAGGTTTGATACATATAAGTTTTTGTTCGCATGGGACTCCAGAAAATCACGTAGAAGATCTATTTATCCCGATTACAAAAACAGGCCACAGTTGGCTGATGATGAATATCAGTTTGAGAAAACAGCATTTCAGCAATTTATAGAATTACGCATCACAACACTTCCATTGTTTGGCTTTAGAAATAATTTCATACAAACAGGTATGGAAGCGGATGATATTATTGCCGCCCTTACACAGAATTACAAAAGGGAGTTTGTAATCATATCAGGTGATGGTGATTTGTATCAACTTTTGAGTGGGCATGTGTCAATGTACAGTCCAAAGAAAAAGAAGCTGGTTACAGAAAAAAGTTTCATTGCTGAATACGATATAACACCAGAGCAATGGATAACTGTAAAACAAGTAGCGGGTTGTAGATCTGACAAAGTAGAGGGCATATCAGGGATTGGTGACAAACGTGCGATACAGTACATTAAAGGCACATTGAATGAAAAAACAAAAGGTTATCAGAATATTTTAGCGGGTAAAGACATAATTGATAGGAATGAAGCACTGGTGAAACTGCCATTCAAAGGTACTTTGGTACCAACAATAAAGGATGATGCTACTTTTAACCTTGGAAACTTTATTGATTTAACTGACAAATATGGATTCAGAAGTTTTCAACAGCCGTTGCAATTACAAGATTGGATGAACCAATTTGATATGGAGTAAACTATGGCAAAATCAAGTAAGGGATCACAGTATGAACGGGACGTATGCCGCCAACTTAGTCTCTGGTGGACAGAAGGAAAGGACGATAATAGCTTCTGGAGGACCAGCCAATCTGGAGGTCGTGCAACAACCAGAGCAAAACAAAAACTAAAAACCCCGAACTCATATGGTGATGTTGGCTATCTGGATATTGAGGGAAAACCTTTTATTGATAAAGTATTGCTTGAATTAAAACGTGGGTATACAAAAGATATCTCTGTACTTGATTTTTTGGATAAAAACAAAGGCGAACCTATCCTACTAAAATGGTGGGATAAAGCGGAGAAGGAACGTAAGTTGGCAAAGAGAAAACACACCATCATCATTTTCAGAAGGGACAGGCATAAATCTTGTATCCTTATAAGTGCTAGTCTATTTGCGAAGATGATTGACTGGTTCGGAGATTTCTCAAGGAATTATATAATAATTAAACGTAACAAGTTAAAACTTATTGCTATTGAACTAGACCAATTTTTGGACTGGTGCCACCCCGATTTCTTCAAGAGGGCTTAATAATATGGGAAAAACTATTACAGAGAAAAGTGCAAGACGATGGTTGAAGAGGAATACCAGCCAGATAATAAAGCGAGAGTTAGATATTGTTGGAGTAGATACTTCATGTTTTTTAAAACAACTAAAGCTTTGTAGAGATGTGATAGCCGCAGCAGATAAGGAGAAAGAAACGTGCTGAACAAGAAATGTGAAATATGCTATGCGCCCCAGAAAGTAGATAGCTACCACGATTATAAGTGTAATAATTGTGGTCAAAAATATATGTACGATAATGATTGTTATAAAATAGAATTAACCCCAAAACAAATAAATTTATTGAGAGCAATGAAAAATGAAAAACGATTTTATGATAAGTAGGCAAAATAATGGAAAAGTTATGTGAATGTGGTTGTGGTGAGGAAGTAAAGAATAGATTTGTGCATGGACATAACAATAGAGGAAAGAATTTATCAAAACACACAAAACAAAAAATGAGCAAGGCTCAAAAAGGAAGAATAATATCACAAGAACACAGAGCAAAAATATCCGAAACTTTGAAAGGAAATATTCCTTGGAACAACGGTATTCCTATGTCGGAAGAAGCAAAACAAAAATCTTCTGAATCCCATAAAGGGAAAACAGCATGGAACTTCGGGACATCAAAATTGAATTACCCTTACTGTGAAACTTGGCGTGATAGAGAATATGTGGATGATTTAAGAGGGCCATCTTGTGAATGTTGTGGAATTACCAATATGATGAATATTCATTTATTTGGACGAAAGCTTTCAACCCATCACAAGAATGGGAAGAA